TACTAGTTTGACGAAATCGCCACAAAAGATTGCCGTGTTATAAGTAGTGGCAATCGGAAAATGGCGTACTTTCCCGGTGAAAGAACCTGATGCACTAAGTGTGCCTACAGGTTCCGCACCATTGGGGGCAGCAACTGTTGCCATGTTATATCTCCATATGAATTAAAGGATGATAGGGCTGCCCCGAAAAAATTGGGTTCAACCCTTGCCAAATTGAGTGCGCGTACTTCGCTGTGGATTCAGCAAAGGCATACGTGGATCGTTTTCCCGCAGGAAGTTATTGTCAACCGCTTCCATTTGCTGATTCGCAACGCCGGAATAATATTTGTTACGGGCTTCTATCATTTCGATAGGTGCTTTGCACAGTAACAACCCGCCAATTTCAATATTTCCTTTGAACCTGGAATTTAGGTCTGACATAACCTGTAGTTCTGGATAATCATTGGCATCACAGGCGACCCAACCATCCCTGAATTGGCGGGATACATTGGTATTGTCGGCATGACCAAGTGTACTGGTCCTGATCCAACGATGTTTCCATCCTTCACGTGGTGCGGGAACTGGTAGTGCCGAAGATGGCAACCAGGCATCATTGGGTCGTGTTGATGTCTCACGGCTTTCGCGTGGAGCGCGAACAGATGTTTCCTCATCTGTCGTTGTAGATGTCATTGGTACTTCGTTATCTGCCGTTGGCAAATGTAATGTTCTGCGCTGATCAACCATTTTGGTTTCCTTTAATGAGTTCCTTGGCATATTGCTCAAGAGTGATACCCAATCGCTTTGCGAGTGCTATCTGGGTTTGATTTAACTTCACTTGGCGCGGTTTGGCTCCATTGTTACGTCCTGCCGGAGCGACTACCGTGGATGGATTTCGACTGGTCTGTCTGTCGAAATATTCAGGGAATCGACTACGTATGGTACTGTCGATTCGTTGGTAATATTCATCCGTATCTGGACGGATACCTTCATCCCGTACCAGCGTTTCATGTATGCCATACGCCAGTGCGGTCATGTCTTTGTGTTTCGGGTCACTGAACCACGGATTATCCTGTGCCCATTGCACCGCTTTTTCCGTAGGTTTGGGTACAACCGGTTGATATTGCGGCTGTGGCTGTTGCTGTTGCCACATCGCCTGCTGTTGTGCCTGAGCCATACGATTCTGATAATCCATATCGTATTTACTGGCTTCACGCAGTTCAGCTTCAGCTTGGGCAATGGCTCTTTGTGAAGCAACAATGTTGTTGGTATCGCCTGCTTCATAGGCCGTGCGATATTGCTCTGTGGCTTTTTCTGCCGCCAGAGCCGCCCGGCCTTTGATTTGCTCGATCAGATAGGCTTCACCTTTTTTGATCACTTCTTCATATTGCTGCGATTTTTGCGCCAGTTGTTGTGCTACCCGAATGGCTTCTTCTCGCATCCGTTCAGCCGCTTCACGCTGACGACGTTCTTCATTGTGCTGATAGGTCAGTTTGTTGATGCGTTTTTGCACCTTCTCACTGTACGATGCCAGTTCTTCATCATCATCGTCTTTGGCTGGCTGTGCAGGCTGAACGGGTTTTTCAACCACTTCAGCCGTTTCTCCTTCTTCGATAACAGAAACAGGTGTTTCTTCATCTTCACCAATAATGGTGCTGTTGGCAGGGAATAATTCCTGTGATGCTGCGGGTGCGTTCATGTCTTTATAATCCCCCGTGGATCGTCCACTATGGCTTCAACTGAGTCATCATTGATCAGACGCATTTCCTGCCCATGTATGAGAAAGCGTGTGCCCGCATAAGCGCGCATCATGATCCAATCGCCTTCTTTGCAATACGGACCGTTGGGAAAGCGTTTCGGGTCAGAATAAGCATCCGGTCCCATTTTCAGTACAAACCCGCAAATAGAACCAATTTCTTCTACTCGCAGTGTTTCGCTGGCTTTGACGATACCACCTGCCGTTTTTTCATCTGGCTGTGGCAGCATGATCAAGAGTTTATAACCGGTTGGTCGCGGCAACTGTTTTGCCTTTTCAAACGATTCTTCTTTCTTTACTGCTTCCATTGGTGTCCTCAGCATCCGGGAAAGCGCCCGGTGACGCTTGCGTTACAGTGGGTAACGAATCTAGGTTATTGGCTAACGAAACGAATTAAGCTGGCAGGTCTTTTTGGGCGCAAGACGTACCTTTTGGGCGCAAGACGTACCTTTTGGGCGCAAGACGTACCTTTTGGGCGCAAGACGTACCTTTTCAGGCTTCTTCAATCCTGCGATTAAGTTCGATCAGTTCGCGCAAGGCTATATCAAGACCTTTGATTTGTCCTGTCATGCTGCAATATTCAGCCCAGTCTTTACAACCACCATCATTCATGTGGTCAGTCAATCGCTGACGCTGTTGCTGCAATAGTTCTTGCAATGTCTGTAAGACATTGTCAGATACACCGCTCATTCATCTTCTGCCTGATCTACGATGGTTTTGGCAAAATCCAGTCCGATACGGAATCCTTCGGCCTGTTCTTTTGCGGTCAATTTTTCCTTTTCCAGCTTGTTTTTAGCCTGCATATTGGCTGCATTTAAGGCCAATTTGCCCATTTCTATGTTGCTTTGTTTGTTCAGTTGCTCGCGTTTTAAGGCGATATTTTGCTGGTTTTTAGCCAAATCAGCCTGAATATTGGCCATATCTGACTGTTGTTTAGCCTTTTGTGCCGCTTCCTTGATCTGCAGTTCTTTCTGCGCCATCTGAATGATCGGGTCTTCCTGTTGCTTGGCGTTTTCTTCCGCCTGTTGTTGCTTTTGTGCCTTGCCAGTCAGTTGATCTGCTGCCGGAGCTACCAGCCGCGACAGTCTCAATTCAATATCTTCCGGCATCGGTGTATCCTGATCCGGCAGAGCAACACCCAATTCCCGTTCAATTTGCTGGCGGTAGGCCATAGCGACATGATCAGCAACATGCGCTGCCATGGCAGCAATAACTGTTTGTGCTTGTGGCAATTTACCCATCAATTCCACAATCTTTGGATGTTTTTCCATGCTCAAATGGGTTTGCAGATGTGCTTCATGATCTTGGTACATGAACGCTTTAACTGGCTTTCCGGTCAAAATCGCCATGTTTTCCGTCACCGGATCAGTCGCTATTAAGTCTTCATCCGAAGGAACAATCTTTTCTGCTTCCGGGATACCCAGAATATTCAGCATCTGCCGATGTAACAACGGCATGTCGTACATCTGTGGCGCTTGTGCTGCCAATTGCAATGCCGCCTGATACTGCATGATGCGTTGCGCCATGGTTCCGGCGTTGGGATCATTGACCGGGATAATATCGACCCGGCTATCAAAATCTTCGGTGATGGTAAATTCACCATCCACTTCATACGGGTACCGTTCCGGCCCGCTTTCCTTGATGATTCGCGCCAGAATACGCAGTTCCTTGCCCATAGCGGCATGAACTCGCGCTTGTACTGCGCTTATCACCTTCATTTCCCGCTCCAGAATCGCCAGTGTCGTTCCTACCGGCGCTTCACCATTCATGTCCGAGGCTTTGACATCCGCTGCTGACGCAAATCTGCGTCCTTCACCCACCAGATCTCCTAATAGTTGATACAACACTCCAGAAGGTTCTTTGACGGGAATGAAGGCAATATTGTCATTGATCGAGCCACCAGGTACATCGACATCCCTGAACTCACCTGGCATGAGTGGAGAATCATCTCCCAAGATATGCAAACCGCGAGTTTTAAAGCCCGCATTCAGATTGGCTAACGTTCCGGCATCAACCAACTGGCGTAAAATGCAGGTATCAGGCTTTTATCGGGATATTGATCTGACTGAACCGGCACCTGATCTGACTGAAATCCAGAGTAAATACGATAAGCTGACGGGTGAAACCGAGAGCATGGATGTCGATTCACGGCATATCCTGCTGGAAATGCAGGTTGATGTTGATCTGGATGAATACGAAGAAAAAGAGGTTGAAAGGATTGGTGTAGCTTCTCCTTACGTTATTACCATTGACAAGTCATCGAGAGAAATACTGTCGATCCGCCGTAACTGGATAGAGCAGGATGCGCTAAAAAGCAAGCGCGATCATGTGGTGCATTACCAATATATTCCAGGCTTGGGATTTTATGGTTTTGGTTTGTTGCACCTGATTGGTGGTCTGGCGCAATCTACTACCTCATTGTTACGCCAGTTAGTTGATGCCGGAACGCTATCCAATCTGAGTGCAGGATTTAAAACCCGTGGTTTGCATATCTTGGGAGATGATTCTCCACTCATGCCAGGTGAGTTCAGGGATGTCGATATACCCGGTGGCACAATCAATGACAATATTGCCTTCATCCCCACCAAAGAACCTTCAGCA